TGATGGCCAGCCGGATCAGCGCCAAGTTCAAGCACAAGGTCAGCCGCAACGCCGTCATCGGCAAGGCGCACCGCCTCGGGTTGGCCCATGAGTTTCCCCGCGATGGCAACAAGGACCGGGAAGCCGCTCGCGTCCGTGGCAAGATGGCCGCGCGCGAGAAAGCAGCAAAGCGCGACCGCCGCCATCTAGAGCGGGCCGAAGCCGCCAAGCCCATCCTCGCTGACGTGTCGTATGCCCGTCCTTGGCTGGAGCGCGGACCCCGTCAATGCGCCTTCCCCCTCGGTGAGCGCGGGTCCGTGATGTCCTGCTGCTTCCCGACCGACGAGACCTATTGCGCGGCTCACCGGCAGGCGATGGGTGGCAAGCGCAAGGCGTGGTCTCCGAGAGACTTCCGCAACGTGGCGAGGGCGGCATGAACGCTGCCTTTTCCCCACTTATCCACAGGCCCGTGAAAGCGTCCCCGACCCCTGCCGCGTCCGGCCCTTACACCGGAAACGAACGGTCGCATGGTCTTTTCATGACCTACGGTTCGGCACGTTATCCCCAGCCTTATGCACAGCCCGTGAAGGCGGTCGATGCGCTGATTTTGGCCCTGCGCTCGCCGGTTCATGCCAGCCCGAAACTGCGTCCGATTGCGGATGAACTGGAGGCGAACCGTGCGCGCTCTTGAGTCGGAACAGGCCGTCATCGGTTGCGCCCTCGCCTTTCCGGAAAACACGGAAGCGAACGAGCGCCTGCGGCCAGAACACTTTTCGGAGCCGGTTCACGCACTGATCTGGGAGCAGATGCTGTCGCTGCGAGCGCGCGGCCTGTGTCCCGACCCTACGCTGGTCGCGCAAGGCATCGGCGGCGCTACGTTCGATATGGCGGGCGGGCTTGGCTATCTGGCAAACCTAGTCGATCACGCGATGCTGTGGTCGCTGCCGGGTCACATCGAAACGGTCGCTGATCGGGCGATGCGTCGGTCGCTGGAGGCGCTGGCCAAGGAGTCGGCGGCGCGGTCGCAGATGATCGACGTTCCGGCGCTGGACCTGTTGGCCGAGCTGGAGCGTGGAGCCGCTGAGATCGGACGCCACGACAGCGCACCCGCTACGCCGGTCGGCATGGATGCTCTGGAGTACCTGAACGCCGCTCGCGAAGGGCGCTATCGGGGAACATCCGTTGGTCTCCAGTGCATCGACCGCATCACCGGAGGCATCCAAAGCGATTCCGTCTGGATTGTCGGCGGGCGTACCTCAATGGGTAAGTCGATCTTCCAGACAGTCGTTCCGCAAGCCATCGCGGAGCAAGGGCGCGGCGTCCTGATGTTCTCGCTGGAAATGCCCCGGCGCGAGGTCCAAGCCCGCCTGATCGCCTCAATGGCCTACGACCCCAATCTGGTCCCCTACAACAACGACGGGGGCAACGTGACGTTCTCCGACCTCCTGCGGGGTCAGGGGACGCGAGAGCAGCGCGCACGGGCCGATCAAGCCGCCCGCAAGCTGGCCAGCCTGCCGATGTCTGTTGTGGACCGTGGGGGCCTCTCGCTGGACGACATCATCAACCAATCCCGCCGACAGGTCAGGGCTTGGGAGAAGGCCGGGGTCGAGCCTGGGGCTATCATCATCGACCACCTTGGGCTTGTGACCTCGCGGATTAAGCGGGAGTCCAAGCCTGCCGAGATTGCGGACACGGTTGACCGCCTGAAGGCCGCTGCGAAACTGATCGGCGCGCCCATCATCGCTGCTGCCCAGATCAACCGGGGGCCGGAGGCGCGTACCGACAAGCGCCCCACGATGGCTGACCTGAACTGGTCTGGGTCCATTGAGCAGATCGCTGACTTTGTCTGCCTGATGTACCGCGACGCCTACTATCTGGAGCGGTCGCCCAGCGAGGAAGACCGGCGCGAGGCGTTCGCCAAGAAGTTTGAGCTTGAGTTGATCGTTCCGAAGAACCGGAGCGGCCCGACGTGCACCCTCAAGGCCATGATCGACACGTCCTGCAACGCGATATGGGACGCGCCGGACGAACTGAGGGCGGTTGCATGAGCCTGAAGGCCATGACCTGCGCGATGGCGCTACGGGGTGTGACGGCATCTGAAAAGCTGCTGCTGCTGGCGCTTGCTAACTATGCCGACGAGGATGGCGCTTGCTTCCCGTCCCAGGCCCGGCTTGCGGAGGATGCTTGCCTGTCTTTGCGAACCGTCGTGACCCTTCTAGCGGCCCTTGAGGAGCGCGGATTGATCGCTCGCGAACGGAGAACGCGGCGGGACGGAACGAGAACGTCGGACGCAATCACGCTGCTGTTTCATGGTGGCCTAAGTGCAACCATTGCACATCCTGAGTGCAATCCACCGCAGAGCCAACGTGCAATGACTGCACACCTCTCTACGTTTGAACCTGTCAGAAGAACCATAAAGGCGGATGCGCCCGACAAGACCGACCTTTCGGATGCTGTTTGGCAGGAAGCCAATCAGGACAGCCGCAATCGTTCAGGCAGACCAGCCGTCCGCAGAGCCGTTACCGCCGCCATCGCCAAGGGCGCGACCCCGGAGAGCCTGCTTTCGTCCGTCAGGGCGCATTGCCGCCGATCTGGCGAACACGCCAAGGGCGTTCATCGCATCATCGAAGCCGAACTGTGGCGCGAGGCCGTACCCACCAGGCCGAAGCCGACAGGCGCGGTTGACCCGGCATATCGGGCGCACTGCGAACGCCACTACGCCGCAACAGGTGAGTGGAAACCGGAGTGGGGCGAGAAGCCGAGGAGAGCCGCATGACCACGGAACGCTCCCTCAATCTCGGTAGGTGCGGCTGCAAAGCAGACGTGAACCCTAATCCCGTTGGAGAATCCTGATGATCCGCACCGCCAACCTTTCCAGCGCCGACTATTTCAGGACGCCCCGGCGCGGCTTCATTCAGGGCGGAAAGTTCGTCCAGTACCCCGAGAAGCACGGCGCTCCATCACGCGGCGAGACAGACGAGGAATATCAGAACCGTCTCAAGCTGTTTGACGCTGGCGTTCAACGCTCTGGCGTAGAAATCGGAGAAGCCTGATGGCCAAAGCCAAACAATCGCGTGCGGAAATCCTCGCTGGCATTGAGCGCCGCAGGATTGAGACTGCCGCCGCCCGGCGTGAGGCCATGCGCCTTGAAAGCACAGGGGCCGAAGCCCGCGTCTGCGAGGAGAAGGGCGACGACGGCAAGACCCGGATCTTCGTCCGCGCCCGCCGCATCGACGTGTTCCAGCTCCTGCTTGAGCGCGGAGCCTTGCCGCAGGAATCCTTCGACGCGGTTCGGGCCTACGAGACCGACCTCGCTACGGCACAGGGCTTCAACACGCCAGAGCGCCGGCCAGACTACATCCGGGGATCGGTTGAGGGTGCACCAGGCCAGAACGTCACCCAACGCATGATCGAGGCCAGCCGAATGGTGCAATGGGTCGAGGCTATGCTGACCACGCGGGACGCTCAACTCCTGAAAGCGCTACTGCATGAGAACGACGCCAACTGCGGACGGTGGCGGGGTACGGTCGAGCGCATCACCGGAGAGACACGGGACGAAAGCCACGCGGTCGCAATCCGGTGCATGGCGGCGAACCTGCGAGACGTGCGGGACCGCTACCAGCCAGAGCGGAGGATGGCGGCGTGAACGGCGGCGACTTCCTCAAACGCGACACCAGCCAGAAGGAGGCCGAAAGCGCCACCTACAATGAGCGGCAGGCGTGCGTTGGCGTTTGCGAGGCGATGGGATGGCATCCTGAAGCCGGAACCCCGCCAAACTGGACAAAATACCTCACGTTCGTTCGCGCTGTGCAGGCCGCGCAAATACTCCCAGGGCGCTAAATCTAGCGTGAACGAAAAAAGAACCACCCTACCCCTTGCGCCGCTGCGTCGGGCGTGTTAGCCAATCACTACAGGCGCAGTTTGCGTCCCGAGATTAGCCCGCCCCGGACAACCGGCGGCGGGTTTTCTGTATCCGCGCCCAGCCGACACGCCCGAAAAGCCCAGAGCATTACGCAAAGAGCGGTTGAGGCGCGGACCCCTATCAGTACGAGGAAGCGATGAAGGTTCGTCGCCACACCGTGAAGGCCACCCGAGCCTGTGACGATTGGGAAGACGACTACGGACCCTGGTACGAGGCCGGCCAAAGCTACGAGCTGTCGGACGACGCCAGCCGCTTCCGCTCGGTAAGCCCTGCTGCACACCGGGCAATGAACACCCAGCCTGCCAGTTCAATCGGCTTTCACCGGCCCAAGGCCTAAGCGCCCGGTCTGCTTTGCGAGGGCTGATGATGCAGCAGGGAGGCCAACCGCCACAGCGCCGTCCCTACCGCGACGTTCTGGACGCCCTACAGGAGCGGGTTCGCCCGTTCATTGAGCGCCAGCCGGAGTTCGCACGGCCTGCCTACGGTTCGGTCCTTCAGTCTGGCGCGGATATGCTTCCGGGCGTTGGCGACGTTGTCGGCGTTGAGGACTTGCAAGCTGCCGCGCGGGACGGTGACCCGGTCGGCATTGGCCTCGGCCTTCTCGCGGCCATTCCAGGCATCCCGGCAATCGGTCGGGGTTCTCGGGGTGCACGTCGCGGGCTGATGACGGGAGCGCGTGAGGCTGCCCCGTCTGGTGGATTGATGACGGATGCTGAGTCGGCGCTGGCCCGCTATCGTGCGGTCAACCCTGACGACACGGGCGCACGGGTTCTTAATCCGGGTGACGAGGGCTATCCGACCAACGCTCAATGGGATGAGGCGTCGCAAGCGTATGTTGCGCCTGTTGAGCCTGACTACCCCATCCGCGCCTATCACGGCTCGCCCCATTCCTTCGATCAGTTCTCCCTCGACAAGATTGGAACGGGAGAGGGAGCGCAGGTTTACGGCCACGGCTTGTACTTCGCTGAAAGCGAGGCGGTGGCGCGGCAATATCGTGAGCAGCTTTCGCGCGACACCATTAAGGGGCTGGACGGGCGGGTTGCGAGAAACCGCGTCAACGGCGACGCGGACGAGATTTATTCCATCATTGAGGACATGGCCGTTAGTGCGGGCGTTCCGCCGATGTCCGAGCAAGCCCGCCGCTGGACCTACGGAGGCTACGGTGAGCTGATTGACGGCGAGGTGACTAAAAGCGGCGGGGATTGGGCGTCAGTTCCTGAGAGGCTTCGGGCGGAAGCAGACAGCACCGTTATAGGGATGCAGAACTACGGCGAGCCGCCTGAAAAGATTGCCGCCGTTCGGGACGCCTACATGAACGCGGCCTTAGTGGCTGAACACGCCAACGCCAGTGGCGCGGGGCGCAACCTCGGATCAATGTACGAGGTCGGCATTGATGCGGACCCACAGACCTTTCTTGATTGGGACAAGCCGCTAAGCGAACAGCCCGAGAACGTCCGGGCGGCGTTTGACAGCCTGGTCCACCCCGATGTCCGCAAGATACGCGGTCGCCAGATTGAGGACGGCTCGCTTACGGGTCCGGGCGTTCTTCGCGCACCGCTCGGAATGGACTCCTATAGCGATGCGGCGGCTTCGGCGGCGTGGCGTGACGCTGGTATCCCCGGCATCCGCTATCTAGACGGAAACTCCCGAGGGGTTGGCAAAGGCTCATCCAACTACGTCGTATTCAATGACGAACTGGTCAAAATCCTGCGGAAGTACGGAATGACCGGCGTTGGCTTTGGCCTTGGCGCTTCGGCCCTGTCATCCAGATACGACGACAGCCCGCCGCCACTCATCGGCCTATAGCAGGAGGACACCATGCGTATCACCGTCCTCAAGCGTGGTGGCCTGTCCGTTTACGGCGGCACCTACGACGCACAGGCCAACGTGGCCCGCACAGGCACCGACCAGCAACAGACGGTTGAGCTTATCTTCCCCGAGACCATCACGGCGCTGGCCCTGACGGAAAAAGGCATCGACGCCGGCACAGTCACAATCGCCAGCCCGAAAGCCAGTTTCACCATTTCAGGGTCCGGCTCCCTGGAATGCATTGCGACGATGGGGGCGGAGCGTCCCAAGGTCGTCATTCAAGCCGAGAGCGTCAGCACCAGCGATTACGGCGGCTGATCTTTTATCGGAAAAATCAAACATGGCGCGAGGCGGTAAACGCGAAGGCGCGGGGCGGCCAAAGGGCGCGCTGAACAAGGTGACGGCCAGCGTTATGGAGGCCGCGCAAGAGTACTCTGAAGAGGCGCTAGGCGTACTGGCTTCGGTCATGCGTTCCCCAGAGCATCCGGCTGCGGCGCGGGTGTCTGCGGCGAACGCGATACTGGACCGGGCGCACGGCAAGCCGACGCAAAGCGTGGAGTTGGACGGAGCGCTGGACGTAGCGGCGCACATTAGCGAGATCAGGCGAACCGTTGTCGATCCTCGACATCCAGACGCCTAGAGCGTTCCTGCCGCTCCTCAAGCCTGCACGATACAAGGGAGCCAAGGGTGGCCGGGGCAGCGGCAAGAGCCACTTCTTCGGAGAGCTTGCGGTCGAGGAAGCGGTCAGCGGCCACGTTCGCTTTGCCTGCCTGAGAGAGACCCAGACCAGCATCAAGGACTCGGTCAAGCAGTTGGTCGAGGACAAGATCGGGAAGCTAGGCGTCGAGCACCTGTTCAAGATCACCGAGACGGAAATCCGGGGGCCGAACGACAGCCTCTTCATCTTCAAGGGCCTTCAGAACCACACGGCGGCGTCGATCAAGTCGCTCGAGGGCTTCAACAGGGCGTGGATCGAGGAGGCCCAGACGATCAGTCAGCGGTCGCTGGACATCGCGACGCCGACGTTCCGAACGCGCGGCGCTGAGATGTGGTTCTCATGGAACCCGAACCACGCCAGCGACCCGGTTGACCGGATGTTCAGTGAGAACGCGGGCGATCCTGACTTCGTCTGCGTCGAGGCCAACTACCGCGATAACCCGTGGTTCTGGGAAACGGCGCTGGCCAAAGACATGGCTCGCGACAAACAGCGAGACCCGGAGAAATACGCCCACGTCTGGGGCGGCGGCTATCAGACCAGTGCCGAGGCCCGCGTGTTCCGCAACTGGCGCATAGAGGCGTTCGACACGCCGCCTGACGCAGTGTTCCGGTTCGGGGCCGATTGGGGCTTCTCGGTCGATCCTACGGTGTTGGTCCGCTGCTATCTGGATGGGCGGACACTCTACGTCGATCAGTGCGCGTGGGAAGTCGGTTGCGAGATCGACAAGACCCCGGCTCTGTTCGACCAGATTGAGGGCGCGAGGAAGTGGACGATCACGGCGGACAGCGCGAGGCCTGAGACGGTCTCGTATATGCGCCGGCAAGGCTTCCGCATTGTCCCGGCAATCAAGGGTCCGGGTTCAATCGAGGACGGTATCGAGTTCCTCAAGTCGTTCGACATTGTCGTTCACCCGCGTTGCCAGCACGTCGCGGACGAGCTGACGCGGTTCTCGTTCAAGACCGACAGCCTGACAGGGGAAATCCTGCCGGTGCTGGAGGACAAGGACAACCACACCATTGACGCCCTGCGGTACGCCTTGGAGGCGTTGCGCCGGACCTGGAAGAAGACCGTTCCGCCGCCCGCTCCCGTTCGGGACAGGTGGGACCGCAGACGAGAGGAAGGCCCGAATTGGAAAATAGCCTAGCCTCACAAGACGGCGGACGCCTCGCCAAAGTCATTGGCTATTTCGAGGAAGCCGAAGAGGCGACGCTTGACGCCCGCACCAAGTCGGAGCGGGACCGGGACTATTACGACGGCAAACAGTGGACCGCTGCCGAGATTGACGAACTGAAAAAGCGCGGCCAACCGGCTATCGCGTTCAACGTCATCAAGTCGCGGGTTGAGTTCCTGCTGGGTCTGGAAAAGCAACAGCGGCGCGACCCGAAGGCCTACTATCGCAACCAGCCCGACGAACCGGCGGCGGAGGCGTTTACGTCCGGCCTGCGTTATGCGGCGGAATCGGCGGACTTCCCGGTCAAGCGTTCGCGCGCCTGGAAGAACATGGTGGTCGAGGGTTACGGCGGCGTGGAGCTTTACGCCGAACCGGACGGGATCGACTACGCCCTGAAGATGAACCCCATCCCGTGGGACCGCATCGTCTTCGACCCGCACTCGTCTAACGAGGACTTCAGCGACGCCCGCTATCTCGGTCAAGTCCTTTGGATGGACCTTGAGGAGGCGGTCGAGAAGTACGGCGAGCAAGCCCGCGCGGTTCTGGAAACGACCTTGGCCGGTTCGCCGCGCGCTGGCGAGACGTTCGACGACAAGCCCAAGTGGACGGTGTGGGGCGACCCCAAGCGCAAGCGCGTCCGCGTCGTCAGCCTTTGGCACAAGGAAAATGGGCGCTGGTATCTGTGCGAGTTCACCCAATCGGGCGAGCTTTTCTATCAAGAAAGCCCGTACCAGGACCGGCAGGGTGTCAGCCTTTGCCCGATCATTCTGGAAAGCGCCCACGTTGACCGGGAGAACAACCGTTACGGCGAGGTCCGCCATCTGGTTGACCCGCAAGACGAGGTAAACAAGCGCCGTTCCAAGGCCCTGCACCAGTCGGTAAGCCGTGGCGTCATTGCCGAGGCCGGTGCGGTCGAGGACATCGGCAAGACCCGCAAGGAACTGGCCCGCCCCGACTTCTACGTCGAGGTCATGCGCGACGCCCGTTTCGAGGTCGTGGACGGCATTCAGTTGGCGGCGGGCCAAGCGGCGCTGCTGAACGACGCAATGAACTATATCGGGCAGGCGGGCCCGAACAGCGCCCTGCTCGGCAAGGGTGTCGAGTCGCAATCGGGCCGCGCGATTGAAGCGCAGCAGTCCGGCGGCATGGTTGAAATGGGCGATCTGCTGGATGCGCTGCGTCGCTTCGACCAGCGGGTGTTCCAGATGCTCGCCTGCATGATGCAACAGTTCTGGACCGCAGAACGCTGGATTAGGGTCACGGATGACGAGCTATCGCCGCAGGCTGTTGGCCTCAACGTCCCGCAAGTCGATGAGTTTGGCTATCCGGTCGGGGCAGAAAATGCCGTTGCAGACATGGACGTGGACATCATCATAGCCGACGCCGAAAACGTCATCACGATGCAAAGCGAGACCTACGCCGCGTTCGTGCAGACGTTGCCGATGCTGGCGCAGATGCCGCCGCAGTTCGCACAGATCGCGGTCAAGACCCACCCGGCGCTCACGTCGGCCCAAAAGCGCGAAATCCTGCAAGTGCTGGAGAGCATGGCGCAGCCGAACCCGGAAGCTCAAGCCGCGCAGGCCGAGCAACAGCAAATGGCGAAGGACGCCGCAGCGGCACAGATCGAGAAAGACCGCGCCGCAGCCTTCAAGAGCATGGCCCAGGGCGAGGAAATCGCCGGTCGGTCCATGGCTCCACAGTTCCCCGACATGGGGCAAGTCATCGCCGCCTAAGCGGACGATCCGTCCGGGCCGGTAAGCCCGAGAGGTAGCGTCGGGAGACGCCACATATCGCATGACCGACAACGAAAACCCGACCAATGAGGTCGAGACGGAGTCGGCTGGTATTGAAGCCATTTTGGCGGATGACCAGTCGGCTCCTGTGGAGGCGCAGGCCCCCGTTCAGGAAGCCGCCCCGGAGGCCAAGCCGGAGGCGAAACCAGAGGCCGAACAGCCGTTCTGGTATCGCAAGCAGATCGAGAAGGAACGGAAGGAGCGCCAGCGGCTTGAGCGTGAGCTTGAGCAGGCGCGGCAGTCCGCTCCGCAGTACCAACTGCCGGATGCCCGGCAAGACCCCATCGGTCACTTTGAGACCATGCGGGTGATGGACAGACTGGAGCGGTCGGAAGACCGTTTCGTGGACAAGCACGGCGAGCAAGAGTTCGACGCGGTCAAGGAATGGCTGACAACGCGCCCCGAC